GTAAATACAGGTACCCTTTTTGTAGGGTATTTTTCACGTGCAAAGCATTCTAACAAAAATACAAAACATACAAAACATTTTCACTACATGTAACCATATACACATGCGCCTATTCAACTATAGCTGCGGAGCAGCAACCCACATCGGCGAAACGGGGTGTTATGTGCCTTTACAATAGGCATGCACATTGCCTAACTACTTTTATAGATATTTGTCACGCCACATTTCAACACGTGTGTCGTAACTAACATCCAATTCTTCGCAAAGGTGCCTCAAACCTGCACGCTCTGCAACTTCAATCAATTGCCTGCGTCTAGTATCATATACCTGTTCACCGTGATTAAACCATTCACGGCATGCAGTATCTATGTTCTTCGCACAGGCCACTCTCTCCGAATCCACACTGTCCCTGTCACGTAGGTAATAGTGAAGACTCTTAAAACATGATTGGTCCACCAGGGCACCAACATGTACTCCAAGTTTTGGGTGAAAAACACTCACCCGTTTCAGAAATTCAAATTCTTCTGGTGGTAGAAAGTCCACCAATTCACTCTCTTTGTCAGGCATAGTGTACACTTGTCCGTGGGCTTCTAAAAACTCTGAAGCACCCTTGATTGTGAAGTCACTAATATCGGACCGAACAGACCCTATATTGTCATCGCCATATGTTATCAACTTCACACAATCACGGAAAGATAAACATTTGCCATTACGTGGCATGTGTTCACTGTAAAAATAGCATCTCAAATTTAGGCTACCACAAATACCGTTCAAAATCACGGTCAAGGAATTCCCAGAAATGTGAGAACCAGAATTCAGGCTTATCAAATCCCCATTAAAAGCGATGACTGCATAAACCAAATCACCAGCCATCGATTCCATCACACTAAGGTCCTCCTCACTGTAATCGCAACATCGCGCAAAATCAATCAAAATGCGCAACGCCGCCAATAACAACTGTGAGGGTAATTTCTGGTCATATTTACCATAATCTCCGCCAATCAATCTGTCCTCACCAAAGGTGTATATGTGCTCATGTAACTCATTCCATTCGGGTCCATGACTGTTGATACCAACTGCACACTCTGAGATTTTGGGATAGAACTGCAAGACGCGCAAGATTGGAAGAAAATACTTGCGAACTAAAAAGGTAAGTGCCACCGGGTTGCTATAAAATATCCGACACTTCCTTTTATCAAGAACTTCATCTTTCTTACAAGCTTTTGCAATGGGGTAAGCTCGTTTTCCTTCACGATAACATGCCAATAATCTGTCAATTTCTCCCTGAACAACTGCCTCAGGCTCAACAACCTTTGTGTATTCCCCTAAGGGTTCAACATCGACCAAATACTTTTCTTTCTTCCCAACCAGCGGAAAACCTACTGAAGTGTTGGTCTTGATCCTGTCAATGAATTTCTTGCCAGGAATACCGTTCCAATTCTCAATGTCTGTCAATGGTCTAGTGTCATTCCACATTTCATGCTTGAATATAGGTGTTAATTCCGATTTGTAATCAGTAATTGCCCAATACAATAATTCAGGACTAAACATTTGACCAGGAACCGAC